CGACGCCGGCCGGCTCGACCTTCACCAGCCCGTGGGGCGTGGCGAGGAACCGGGCCTCGTCGGTGATGTTGCGGAACTTGCCCACGGCGGGACTCCTCAGATCAGGGAATGGGCGGTGACGGTGAACGTGCAGATGACCTCGGCGCCCTGCGCCGTCTGCGACTGACGGATCGACCCGAAGCCGACCTCGGTGCGCAGCACCTCGCTCAGCCCGAGACTCGGCGACGCCCGCAGGACGGACTCCACGGCGCCGAGCAGGACGACGCACCGGGACCGGGCCGCCGCGATGTCGGCGTCGCCGCGGAACGACGCCGCCGCGCAGCGCACCTCGACCCGCTCGTCGCGCTTCGCGGCCGGACCGAGCTCGTGGTACTCCTGCTCGATCTCGATGGCGGTGTCGTCGTCGGCGTCCCAGCCGTAGCCGACGGTCACGACGTCGACGAGCTCGTCCTGCGTCACCGGCGGGCCGTCGATCACCAGCCCCGTCAGGGTGGCGTCCGCGGACAGGGCGGCGACCAGGGCATCGACGACGGCGTCAGCGCGGGTGACCGCCATCAGGCGATCCCGACCATGCGGTACGGCTCCAGCAGCTCGGTGACCCGCCGCGGCAGCGACCAGCCGGTGCCGTTGGCGTACTCGTCCCCGGCCAGCGGGTTGCGGCCCGACATGGTGCCGCGCTGCGTCGTCCACAGGTGCCGCAGCGTCTCCAGCACGGCCTGCTGGACGTCGGCCGGCGGGGAGGCGTACCCGGCGACGTAGGCCACCGTGACGCCGCGCCGGGAGCCAGCCCAGGTCAGCAGGCCGTCGTCGTCACGCCACAGCACGCCCGACTCCGGCTCCAGCAGGTAGTCGGTGACCGCGGTCCCGTCGTCGGTGACGGTCGTCACGGAGATAACCGGGGTCCAGCGCAGCAGTAGCGTCGGCGACCCGCCGTCGTGCGTCTCGGTGAACGTGCGGCGGCGCAGCGCCCGGCCGGCGTAGTTCTCGCACAGGTCCGTCGCCACGTCGAGGACGCGGCGCAGCTCGGCGTCGTGGGTCGTCGCCGTGATGTTCAGGTGGGCCTTCGCGTCGGACAGCCCGACGACGGGCAGGTCGGCGGGGTCGCGGACGTCGAAGACGTCGGTGTAGGCCCACAGCACCGACCCGGTGCCCGTCCACCGCACCGAGTGCCGGCCGGACTGGGTCGGGGTGAAGTCGTAGGCGTAGCTGCCCGTCGTCGCCGACGCGGTGACCGGCGTGACGGTCGTCGTCGTCCCGTCCGGCAGCGTGACGGCCAGCGTCATCGTGCCGACGTTCGCCGCGGCGCCCGTCAGGTCGACGACCGACGTCGACAGCCGCGCCGCCATGCCGAGGTCGTAGGTCATCTGCAGCCCCTCACAGGGTCATCAGCGCCGTTAGCCGCGGCGCCAGGTCGGGGTCGGCCATCGCCCGGTCCCACGCGACCTGGCGGACGTAGTCGTCGTGCTCGAGCACGGTCGCCTTCTGGTGGCCGATGCGGATTCCGCAGTCGACGTGGACCGGGAATCCGAGCAGCCCGGCGCGCATGCAGAACGTGACGTCCTCGCCGACCTGCTGATCGCCCATCGCCGTCTCCTGGAAGAACGGGTAGGCGGGCGTGAACATCTCCCGCCGGGCCGCCGCGGCCTCGGCGATGGCCGCGATCACGCTGCGGTGGACGAGCAGGCAGGCCGCCCCGGTCGCGTGGACCTGGAACTTGCCCTGCTCGGGGAAGGTGTCGAACCGCTCCGTCCGCGGCTTGCCGTCCTCGTCGGTGACGAAGCGGTACAGCGTCGGGAACAGCCGCTTGTGGTGCGCCCCGAAGCACAGCGCCCCGACGATCGGATGGGACACGTCGTGCGCGGAGTCGAGCAGCCGGTCGAGCGTGTCGGGCTCGAACACCATGTCGGCGTCGATCCACCACAGCCACTCGGCGTCGTAGTTCTCCAAGAACGCCTGCGTCGCGTCGTTGCGGGCGTTGGTGATGTTGGCGCTGGCGTTGCGCTGCTCGATGCCGACCAGCCGTCGCGGGCCGGTCATGTCGTGCAGGACGAGCCGTTGGAACGAGTGCATGAAGCCGACGGCGACCTCGACCGGGTGGACGAACGCGACGACGACCCTGTCCCTGCTGCGTGCCATCAGGCGACCCGCAGCTGACGGACGCGCTGCGCCTCGACGACGAGGTGCGGATAGTGGTCGACCACCCACTCGGCCAGGTCCTCAGGACGCTGGCCGCTTGGCTGCGGCGTAACCCAGAGTTCGAGGTTCTCCGCCCGGTTGTCGTCGCGGACGCCGTTGATGTGGTGGACGTTCTCCCACGGCGCCAGCGGCCGGCCAAGGATCTGCTCCATGACGAGCCGGTGCTGAAGCACCCGCCGACCGTCGGCCTGCACCTGGATGTATCCAGCCGGGTGCAGGTTGCCCGATCCATTTGGCCGCCGGTCAGCCTTGAACGCCGACTTGGTCGGGTCGCCATACTTCTGCCAGCGCTGGTAGTGCGCCGAGCACATCTTCCGACCCAGCACAACCCGCTCGCAGCCACCGACGGAACACACATCATCCGCCCTGCGCTTGACTCGCTCCGGTCCAGCCGAGCCGACGTCGCCTCGCTTCTTCCACCGCTGGTAGTGCATGTTGCACAGCCCGCGAGTCGCGTTCCGCTGCGGCCTGTCGCATCCCTTGACGGTGCAGATTCTCACTGCGTGTCCTCCACTGATGGATTCCTCCGCGTACTCGGGTTCGCCCGGTGGCCGGGCGCAGGGCGCCGCGCCGCGGAGGAGACGCGGCGCCCTGCTAGCCCGCTGAGTCGGCGGGCTGCTTCGTGTGCCTCAGATCACAGCTTGAGGATTCGGAAGGCGTTGGCGTTGAGCACGCCCGCGCCCGTGCGCCAGAAGGCGAACCACGCGGCCTGCCCGGTCGGGCGACCGGCCGAGGTGCCGGTGACGATCGCGTTGTAGCGCATCTCGACGCCGACCCGGTCGTAGATCAGGTACTCGCTGAAGTCGCCGGCGAGCAGGATGTTCGACCCGGTCGTGACCGTCGCGGTCATCGTCGAGTTCTCGTACACGGGCTGGCCGAGGAGCTGGTTCGGGGTCGCCATGCCGAGGTTGGCCCAGAACGCCGAGCCGCCGTAGGTGTCCATCTGGCGGATCGTGTTGAGGGTCGTCTTGTTCGCCAGCCACGAGGACGCCGAGGCGTGCCGCGGCGCGATGGCGTTGGCGACCTTGTAGACGTCGGCGATCGACGCCGTGGTGAAGGTGCCGCCGGTGGTCGGGGTGACCCGCGACGCGGTGACGGCGGTCGTCGCGGTGACGACGCCGGTCGGCTTGCCCGAGCCGTCGCCGGTGGCGAAGGCGGCCTCGTCGAGACGCGACTTCGCGTCGGCGATCAGCCGCGGCAACTGGGACACCAGCTGGCCGTCGGCCTCCTGCTCGTAGGACACCGTGATGGCCGCGGCGCCCTTGTAGGCGGTGATGCTCGGCTGGGTCACGGTCGGCCCGGCCTCCGCGGCCTCGGTCGCCTCGGCCAGCCACTCGGCCGAGACACCGGACGACGCGACGCCGTTCCACTTGTCCGAGGTGCCCGTCTCGACGCGGGAGATCGACCGGATGGTTCCGGCGATGCCGTCGTTGGTCAGGATCACGGTCGGGTCGAGCAGGAACGGGATGGTGTAGCCGCCGTTGCCGGCGGTGTTCGACAGCGCGGTGCCACGCAGGGCGTAGCGCTCGCCGTCGTCCATCATCGACAGGCCGACCTCGGGGCCGAACCGGATGAGCTTCTCGAACGCGCTGCGGTACAGGTCCGACCCGACGAGCAGGCCGTGCCGGGCGATGCCGGCGTTGCGCTCGACGTGACGGGTCGCGGACTCCTTCGCGGAGTCGTCGACGCCGCGGGCGTTCTCGATGAGGGTCAGGGCGCGGGACTGCATCTCCGAGCCGGGCACCCAGCCACGGGCGACGGCGTCGATGTCGTCGGTCGGGTCCTTGCGGGTCATGACCTGCGGGGCCTTGACCTCGTACCGCTCGACGCGGCCCTCGATGCTGGCCTGCCGGACGGCGTCGATCTTCTCGGCGCGCACGACGGCGGCCTCGTGCTCGGACTTCTTCTCGTCCCACTTGGTGAGGAGGTCCTCGGCGCGCTGCGCCTGCTCCTCGGTGGGCTCCTCGACGGCTTCGAGCTCGACGATCTCGGTGCGGATCGCCTCCAGCTCGGCCGCGAGGCGCTCGATGCGCTCGTTCATGGGCGGATGCCCTTCTCGCGGAGGGCAAGCCGGAAGGCCTGCCAGCGGATGTGGAGCCGAGCGGAGTGGTCGGCGACCGGCTCTTCGGCGGACCGACCCGGCTGCCCGTCGGCAGTGGTGTCGGGGGTCGTGATGTCGCGCAGCAGCGCGTCCCGCTCGTCGGCGGGCATGTCGGCCAGCGCGGCGCGCAGCGCCAGCACGCGGGCGGTGTCGTAGGCGGGGAACGTGACCAGGCTGGCCTCGCGCAAGGCGACCTCCGTGCGGACGGTGACGTCGCCCTCGCGGACGTGCTTGATCGGGGCGAACCCGACACTGAAGGAGTCGATGACGCCGTCGCGGACGAGTTCGAGCGCCTGGTCGCCTGCGGGCACGGCGCTGACCCGGAACTCCCCGAACAGCCCGGCGGCGTCCTCGCGCAGCGACACGGCGCGGCCGATCGGCTCGTGCGAGTCGTGCTGCATCAGCAGCTTGACCCGGTCGCCGCGCTCCTTGATGGTCTTGGCGAACGACCCGCGGGCGAACCGCTCCAGGTAGGACGGGCCGCCGTCGGAGACGCGGGCCTCGGTGTCGAACGGGACGACGATGCCGGAGATGGTGCGGCCCTCGCCGTCAGCCCTGATGTGGAGGTCCCCCGCGAAGGCGCGGGTGATCTGTGCGGTCATGTCGCGTTCTCCTCGTCGACGTCGGCCTCGTCGTCGTCCTCGGTGTCGTCTATCGGCGCGGCGGACAGGGCGGCGCCCGGCGACTGCAGCTGGACGCTGACCAGGCCCGAGTGCGCCAGCAGGCTCATGTCCCCGGCGACGAGCGCGTTCTGCACCGACTCCGGCTCGAAGCCCGCGGTGATCAGGACGGATGCGGCCTGCGAGTAGATGTGCGCGGCGGTCGCCCGGTCGGTCTCGGCGTCCTGCAGCGCCGGGATGTTGCCGGTGTCGAACGTCAGCCGGGCGCCGGCCGGGACGTCGACGAGCTTCGCCAGCGCGGCGGCGGCCGACGTCCACAGGTGCTGCATGGTGCCGTTGGCGAACGACCGCAGCGCCTGCGCGTAGTTGCTGTACGTCGACGCGTCGAGCCCGGCGCCGAGCCCGGCGACGATCGGCGGCACTCCGGCCGCGGACGCCATCCGCGCCTCGCCGGCCTTCTGGACGGCCTCGAACGTCATCTGCTCGAACGACTGCCCGACGACGGTCACGTCGGCGCCCTCGTCGAGCACGACGGTCGCGCCGGCCGCGGACGCCCCGCCGTAGCGGGCCTGCCAGCGCTCCCGGATCGCCTGCACCGTCTGCGGGGACAGCTTCTGCTGGTACTTGATGAGCAGGTTCGGGGTCGCCGCGTCGTTCTTCGAC